TATGGGTCTCCGCCGTCCCGAATCGACGCGACGGAACACTCACAAATTCGTATTGGCTTGGACCAACGTTTTACCTCCCTCCCGAAGGTGAATTCTTACAACGCTTCTATGGAGTCGCTCCAGATACCGATGATTTTGCACACCGCATCGAGTATCGCCTTGGTTACTGGGATCAACGTATGGTCCTAGTAGATGTTCATCGTCTCAACCATTATGAGCCAGTCATAATCCACGATGATATTACTCTGTATTTATATAACCCGCCCCAGGAAGATATAGCTAGAGCTTGGTTAATCCACAGTCAGGTACGGTATCAACATGTATACTTAGAAAAATCCGATTCTGATTTGTGGTCAAACCTTCTCGTAAATCCTGAAGTTTTATATGGAGTAATTGATACGTGGGCAGTGAGAGCAACACAACATAAACTGAACCATTATACAGTTGAAGGCATGCGGCAAATTATTTATAACCATAACTCAATGTTTTTATGGTCAGGAAGTCGCATGTGCCCTCCACAGCTAATTATTGGTATGGTTAAGAACTCTCAAGATGACACTCATATTGCGCACGTCTCAGCAATCACCTCTGGAAAATTTTGGAGGACAGCTCCACTTAATTTTATGCAATCCCTACCAACTCGTCTAGTCAATTTAGGCCTCACCGCCTATGGTTTAGTGACAAATACAACGAAGACTGTGGTAGATATTGCCCAAGATGTAGTGGCTGATCTGTCACCCGATAGTCCCGCTCCAGAGCCCCGTGATCCTGACGACCCCGCAGACGATGACCCTTTGGAACCTGGTGATGAGGATGGTCCTCTTGATTTACTTTCAGGACCGGATCATATGGAAATCGACAACCCCCATGAGAATGGTGATCAAGCTTATGAAGCCACGACCGTAAAACAGTCAATGGCTGAGATTGTTCATGACACCATTAAGAATGTGTCTAAGGGTTGGACTTTCGGTCTTCCTCATCCTTTCAGTTTCCTTCCACATGAGCCATTAGCAAATTCAGAACATGAGGTGCCAAATTGGATCGCTGCGCGTTATCATGAATGCGTTAGCAAACCTCATAGTCAAATGGAAGGATACTGGGAATGCCAGGCTGAACAGTGTGCCAGAGGAGATTCTAAGGCGTTAGTGCCTGATGGACCAGGAACCCAGGCATGGTACTTTGAAAGAAGTACTGATGTTCTTATGAAAGATGCTCAAGGAGAAGCTAAAACCGTGTCTATTTTTGATATTCGTAATCAGCACTTTTATAATTGTCCCCGTCCTGGTCTCAAATTTCGTGAAGATTACTTAATTGAATCGGAATATTTATCCACCACAGTTTTCATCGGACTGTGGGATTGGGTAAGCATCCCTCTGTATGCCCCAGCCGTGTGTAAAGCTATGAATTTAGCTTCTGCCGTTCTCCGTCTCGGTCCAACTCCTGAACATAGCCCAATGTCACCTGAATTAGCTTGGTATCATTTAAGCAGTCATCCAGATGGTACTTGGGTCCAGCTTAGGCGTGGTGAACACCGCGCTATCCGAGAAGGAGAGGTTTTCACTCATTACAGTCCGAAGTCCCTTATGAGAGCTTTACATGCAAGTGTTCAACCGATGAATGGAATTTTAGTCCCTGAACTTCTTACTGAAGAAGATATAGAAGAAGGTCGTTCGATATCGTTTGCCGAACAAACACGATACATCATGAACCAGGGTTTAGATAACACTACAATTCCTATTTTGGGTCAACTCATCAAAGATATGTCCAGCAGTTCTAAGGCTAAGAGGAAAGCTGGTTTACAAGAAGCAGAACAAACAGGTGAACTTGGTTCACAATCCACCTGTTTTACAAAAACTGATGAGATATTGACTTCGGCAAAACCCCGCTTAATCCATAATGTTCCTACTGACACATTTTTGGAGATGCGTGTAGGCTTGATGAATTTTCAGAAACTATTGTCTAAACTCCAATTTACTTTATTTGAATGGCAATGGAACCAAGTTTACTTCACGTATGGCGGAAGCATGACCCCCACTGAAAAAGGTGTTTGGAGAACCGAGGTAGACAATTACCTTAAGATGAGACCCCCGGGTAACCATATACAACGGGTTTCATTCGTTCTTGTTGGGGGGGATGATATCACTATTGTTGTCTTTGTCTGTCGAGACAGAGCCGTGATTGGTCAGTATGAAATCGAGATCGATGTCTCTCGTTGTGATCAAAGCCAGAATGCAAATACAGCCGCTCTTTTCTGTTGTATGTTCCAGAGCATTTGTGGGTATAGAGATGACAAGCTTTTTGCGGAAATCAAAGCCAATATGCGCCAAAACACAGATTTGTACCTTAGTCAATTGCTTATGCTGTGTACTGGTGTTGGCGAAACCGGAATCTTTAATTCATGCACCGTTGGTGGTGTTGCAGTTATGGGTTGTCTTTTTGGTTTCCACATGGACCTCAAGCGGTTTTATTCTAGCTGGGGTTTTTCGATTAAGATTTCAAAAGTTCCGTATTTGATGAGCACTTTTCACAAGGGATTCTGGATTAAAGTTAATGAGAAATGTCATTGGCTTCCTTTGCCTAGTCGTATCGTCAAATTTGGTTGGAAGGAGGTACCCAAGAAAGAATCAATAGATTTGCATGCTCTAATGCAACATCTTAGCGAGGTCGCTCGTGGATGGAAGTCTATGGATTTAGATCCAGTCTTTGGTGCTTTGGTGAAGAAGTTTCCCGATTCTTGTGATCCATCGCCTCCACACATTGGTTCTGCTCACGCCTGGTCAGATCGTTGGAATTGGTCTCGCATAGGGACTATTTTTGAAGTTCACCATTGTCTGAAATTTTATAAGAATAGGTATCAGTTGGAAGAGTCTGATATTATTACTACTATTGAATTAATTAACAATACACCTTATGAAGTTCGGATGATGTCTGACTACGGAGTAGAAACTTTTTATGAAAGAGATTACTGTTATGATGAACAGTCAGCTTTTGATGCACGGTTTGTCGAGAACGTTGCCAATCCGCCATATCCTAAATGTGTTATGACAGTGGATTCGGATGACGAAGACATTCCCAAAACAGATGACAGTAATTAAGAGGGACTCGCGCGAGAAATTACCGTTTCCGCCCCCCTACACTTTGTGTATATATTCTTTCTATTTAACTATTTAACTAATCAGTAAACAGCCTGACATGTATAGTTCTCCAACTCAACCTATGTTTTCACACGTGGCGCAAAAGCACGTGGAGAGTGGTTCAACGCTCTTAGAAGCCTTCTCTTTGCCCTATGAGAAGTTCGGGCAGGTATCAAATCCTGGTCGTGTCCCTGCCCCTTTTGCAACTCCTGAGACACAACTAACAGATTGCATTGTAATGGATGCACCTGTTACAGGTACCGGCATTGGTTACATCGAGTTTTACCCAGAACTCAGTACACCCTTGTTGGTTACACGCGGAGCATTGTTACGTTCCGACGATTGGTCCGGAAGGATCACTTGGCAAGGTCAGCGTTCGA